TCAGAAGCCCAGTACGTTTTTATATCTATCCACGGCATACCGCGCCAGAATTCCATCAGCATCCACCTTCGTTGCGGACTGTCCATTGCCGTAACGTTTTTCCGCTGCCGCTGTCTTCGGGCCGTAAACGCCGTCAACCTTCAGATTTGCACCCAGCTTGTTCAGTTCCTTCTGGCGTTTGGCAACTTCCGAATTGTACGCACTGCCGCCGGAATATACCACTGCCGGTCTGTTCAGCCCCAGAATGGCCTTCATCTGGGCATTGGTCATGCCGGCGGCTTCCATTTCCTCCGCGGTGGGGCGGTAGCCGTAGGCGTTCATAAGGGTTAATAGCTTACTGAACGCCGCGTCCCGATCGGAAAGCCGGTCACGGTAGCGGTTGTAGTCCATGTTCTCCTGCTGCATCAGAAGACCGGCATTGCTTTGCAGGCGGCTGCCCTCGGCGTTGTAGCGATCCAGCGCGATCTGGTACAGCTGGGGCACTTTGCTGCCCAGCTGCTGCAGATGGCTCTGATAAGCCTGCTGACCGGCGCTCTGGGCGTAGGAGTTGCTGTAGCCGCCGGTGAGGGCGGCGGCGCGTCCCATGGTGTCCGTCATGGCCTGTTTGCCCTGCCGCAGGTACTGATCCTGGTACTGCCGGTAGAGGGCATCGGCGTTCAGGTCGTAGGAGAATTTCTCCCGATTCAGAATTTTCTGCACCGTGTCCTGCAGCTGTTCCTGCCATGCGGAGGTATATTTCGTCGTCACTGCCCGTCACCTCCTACTCTTTGTTCAATTTCATCCAGCAAATCGTTCAGCGTCTCTGTCAGATACCGCAGATACGCCGCCATCTGGCGGATCTGCTCCGCGGGATCTTTGGCTGTGATGCCGGGCAATCTCAGTTTTGTCATGGTATTGCACTTCCCTTCGAAATGGTTTTTGTGATGGAGTAGAGCTTTGCCGCCCCTGTGCCCACAAGGCGCAGCTTGAAATGGTCGCTGCGGCGGGGGCGGATGGGCACGGTGAAACTGCGAAGCTCGGTGCCGAAAATGGTGCACAGATGCAGCCATTCCCCGCTCAGGTCGTACTGAACGAAAATTTCCGCCTTCGCTTCCTTTTCCAGCCACAGCCGCAGGGTCAGACCGGATAAATATTTCCTGTCCGGGCTGGAAATTCCGAGATTTCCCGTTTCTGCCATCCACTGCACCTGCGCCGTGTCGGGGGTGCCGCTGCCCAGCATGGTGATGATGTTCTTGCTTTCCGCATCGATGCAGTACAGCTCCCCCTTGCAGGCGCAAAAGCCTGCTGCGTGGAGGTCATCCTCCCTGTGCCAGAGGGCGCGCTCTGCGTCGTATACAAACAGGTGCCAGCTCCCTTTTTCGTCCTCCATGGAAATATAGTACTTGCTGAAAATCGCCCCGCCCACGGCGCCTGCGTACTGCACCCGCCCGAGGGCGTGGGACACATCCACGGGCAGCGACCCGTCGAAGGCGCAGATGCCGGAGCGTGCCTTGTAGAAGAGGGTCTCGCCCACGATGGCGAGGCTGCCGTGGCAGCCGGTCTGCACCCCGCGGCAGGCGGTTTCCTGAATCTGAAACACCGCCGGATACCGCCCGAAGACCCTGTGGACGCAGTGCTCCTTAAAAAACAGCGGATAGCCGAGATACGAAATGGCGCCGGTGAATGCGCCGTCGCTGCCGAGGGAGGCGGCATAGCTGTCGGTGGAAAGGCCTTCAAAGCAGCTCCAGTTTTTAAAATCCCCCAGCTTGCTGGCATAGAGTTCGTTGACCACTTCCCCTTGGTTGTTTTCGCCGTAGCGGCAGCCCCAGAGCCGGTTGCCGGATTCGATGACAAAATCCATGGCGGGCATCTTCCGTGAAACGGTCACACCCCCATCCTGAGTGGTCACGGCGTTCAAAATGCCTGTGACCATGATAAAATCGTCGCCCTTTTCCTGAATCACCGCCGCACCGTTTAAGCTCTGCACCGCCGGAACCCGAATGCCGGAAAGGTGAACCCCGTCGCCTTTTTCAAAGGGTTTTCCGATGCCCTCCGCCTGAATTTTGACGAAGGTACTGAGCACCGTAATCCACTGGTCACTGCTTTTCGCATACTGCTTTAAGCTGTGGGGCTCGGCAGCGGTGTCGATCCAGTAAGCAAGATCCTGCGGATCTTCCGGTGGAGCGGGGGAAACGGTCACATTTTCGTAGCTTATGCCTCCTTCGCCGCACAGCTGGAACTGCACCGTACCGGCGGCGGTAAAGGACGCGTCGATCTCGCCCCGGTCTTCCGTGTTCAGGGTGTTGATGTACTTTCTGTCCGGCATGATGATCACATAGGCGCCCATGGACACCAGCTGCTTGGGGCAGTCCTCCGCCTTCACGGACAAGCCCAGCTCATGGCGCTGATCTCCCATGACAAAGCAGGTGCCGTCCACATAGCAGATGGTGTCTTTGGCGATGAGCCCCTGGGGGCTGGCAGGTTTTGCGTAAAAACCCCGCCCGCGGCGGGGCGCAAGCACCGGTTCGTGGTCGGAGGTCAGATTCTTCATGTCGAAAAATTCCCCCTCCCCGATCCGCAGATTGTGATTGTAGCCGGCGAAGGCATCCACCGTCTGTCTGGACGTGGGATACACCTTCAGTTGCGGATAGCCCATATCACACCTCCTTAAAAATAGTGAAATGATGTTCTCTTCGGCATGTGGTTTCGCCTGTAGAAATTCGAGAAGCTGTCGAAGGCGGACTGGAACATGGTGATGGCGTTGTTGTAGCGGTCGTATTCGCCGTTTGCATAGTCCATCTGCGCCTCCAGCCACCGAAGATATATCTCGTCAAAGGGCGCGCATACCAGAAGCGGCGCACCCAAATCCGTGTCGTCATCATAGCCTGCGAAGGGCTCGCCCCCGCCCTCGCAAGTGTCTATGATCTGCGCTTTTACCAGCGCGTCCAGCCGCGACAGCCATTCGATCTTGTGGCTGCGGCTGTAGATATTGTGTTTAAGGCTGTCGATCCGGTCGATTGCCTGGCCGATGGTCATAACCGTTCCTCCTTTTATTTGTTGATTCATCCCCGCGATTCAGATTTCAGTTTGTGGGGATGCCCCCACGGGCACTGCGTGATCGGTGCAATACGTGTCGTTACTTCCCTAACCCGCTCGGTATCGTTACTGCTGTTCAAATTTCAGTTTGTCGTTCTGCACCGCACCTCATAGGCTCCCCTGTGTAAGGGGAGCTGTCAAAAATCTATTTGATTTTTGACTGAGGGGTTGTCGCAGTGAAAAGTTCCGTATTCGCCGAAACCCGATGCGAATTCGTAATATCTTGCGGCACAATCCCTCCGTCAGCCTGTTCGGCTGACACCTCCCTTTACACAAGGGAAGGCTTGGGTGCGGTGCAAGACGGAAAGATAAACTGCAATTTACACTGCAGTTCGGGGTCGAGCGGCGAAGGGCAGCGATTTGTCCCATGCAGTGCGTGACGCATTGTCCGCGCATCACTGCCCGCCAAACTGCAATTTGGCTTCGCCTGTGATCACTTTTTCCCCAGTTCCGTCAGGGGCTCGGCGGCGGATTTCTCAAAATCCATGGCGATGGAGAGCATCTTCTCCCTGCGCTCCAGAATCCTTGCCACGCCCGCGGGCACGGTGACCTCCACGCCCCGCTTGATCAAAAAGGTCTTGCCATTCAGACCCACAAATACATCCTCCCGCTCGGTTCTGGTCAGCGGCAGTTTGATGGTAATCTTTTTCATTCTCTTTTCTCCTTTCCGAAAGCATCCCATTGTCTTACGCAACGGGCGCCCATTGGGCGCCCCTGCACAGTATTTTCCGTAGGGCGGCGGGTCGCCGCCCGCTGTTTCTTAGTTCGCCTGCACGTCGCCGGAGAATTCAGAGCAGCACTCCACACGGTACATGTAGGGCTCCATGAGAATCTCCGCTGTCTTCAGCGCCTTCCATCCAATCGTGCTGCGCTGGTTTAAGGGATCGGAGGCGCCGGCGCTGCCCAGCTGCTTGATGATGGTCTGCAGACCGCCGCCGGTGACCTCGGTGACGCCGTAAGCGCCGTCGGCCAGGAACAGGCAGCCGAAAACCGCCAGACCCTCGGGGCAGCCGTTTTCCGCGCCGGTGTAGATGGCAGCCTCAGAGCTTTCCACAAAGCGGACACCCGCAATGCGGCCGATCTCGCCCTCGTACATTTCATCTACCTTGCAGTACTGGTGCATCTGCTCCCACTTGGGGTCGTTCATCAGATCGTAGGCGGCGTAGGGGTGCAGGATGCACACATAGCTGCCGTTGATCTTGGGTGCGTTTGCCGCCTTCAGCAGGGCAACGATCCGCTTGACCACGTTAACAGTCAGCTTACAGTCCCTGGTCAGCTGCGCACGGTCTTCGGGCTGGGCGCCCACAGTGCCGTCGGCACTAACGGGAGGGCAGTAATAGACGTTGGTGCCGGACTGCAGCACATTTCTGGTGATGGTGTCCAGGGTCAGACCCGCCTGCTTGCCGATGGCTTTGGTTGCCTCCAGCGCGTTGTTGTCGATGGCGGTCAGATCCAGCACATCGGACAGGCACACATAGTCACCGTACTGGCTGACCTCCGCTTCCACGGTGCTGACGCTGAGCTTTTTGCCGTCGGGGGTAACACCTTCGGTCAGAGGGGCTAATGCCTTGGGCAGCGCCGCATACTTACGGAACTCGATCTTCTTGCCGCCGTTTTTGGGGATGGGGCGCTTCTGACCGAACTGATCGTGGATCAGTTCGGGACCTGCCTCCTGAATCAGCGCCATGTCGTAGAAGGTCTTGTTTTCTGCGCTGAGGGCGGCATCGGTGGTCACGTTGGTGTTGGGTGCAGCAAACAGCTGCAGATTGATGATGTTTTCCATTGTTGTTTCTCCTTTCAATGTTCAAAGAATCAGCCGAAGGTGATTCGTTCCCCTCTGGCCACACGGCGGGCGACATCGTCGATATCCCGTTTGGAGAATTTCGACACATCGCCCTTTACCACTGCGGATGCCTGAAAGCCCATACCGTTTTCATCGGGTCTGGCGCTTCCCGCAGCGATTCTCTTTGCCAGACTCGCTTCCACGGTTCTGGCTGCGTACTCCATGGCAGCAGGGACGATCTCGTGGCGGTGGAGCACCTCGTAGGCGGTCCGCACATCCACATCGTTCATGATCAGCTTTACGAACAGGGGATTTTGAATTTCCGCACGCATATCGAAGGCGGGATAGAGGTTCCGGGTCTCCTGTTCCTGCTGATTCCACACTGCCATCAGATCCTCCACCTGCGCTGCGGGCTGCACGGGGTGGCTCTCCACCTCCGGCACGCCGGATTCGCTGTCCGGCTGACCCGCATCCGCGGTCTGCTTCGCGTCTTTCAGACGTTTGCGCAGGATGTCCTGCACTTTTGTCTGATACTGCGCTTTGAATTTTCCCTTGATGAGTTCCTCGAAGGCGGCATCCATGTCTTCTGCCTCATCCGGCACTCCGGCGTCAAGTACCTGCGCCCCGTTATCCGGAGCGGTAACGCCCGATTGCTGAGCGGCGGCCTCAGCGTTTACGCCCGCACCCTGCCCTTCTGCAAACAGCTGCAAAAGCGCAAGGGAATTTTCCTTGTTATTCATATTGTTCCTTTCTTTTTATGCCCACTCCGCCCCACCCCTTCAAATTTCAGTTTGTGGGGATGCCCCCACGGGCAATACGTTACGTACTGCATGGGGCAAATCGCTGCCCTTCGCCGCTCGACCCCGAACTGCAGTGCAAATTGCAGCTTATCGCTCCGTTGGATAGACGCAGCCGGCTACCAAAATATTCTGTCATTGCGAGCCATTGCGCACAATGGCGTGGCAATCCCTATCGATTTTAGGGAAAAAACGCAAATTGGGAGGGGATTGCCACACCAGCGCGCACGCTGGTTCGCGATGACATGCGTTTTAGGCGACTGCCCGCCAAACTGCAATTGATCGCTCAGACCCGCCCGTTTACCTGCACATACTGCGGATAGGATCGTGCCAGCAGCCGCATTCCCGTGAGAATCACCCGAAAGGCAGCCCTTGCCTGCCCCCGTGCGTGTGCCTTCGGACGCAGCGTGATACAGGCAAAGCCCTCCTGCAGCACCGTCACAGCTTCCTGCTGCAGCAAATTCTTCCGCTGCAGTTCTCCGGCGGTCTGCGCCGCCGTCAGGGTCAGCACACTTACCGCAGCGCAGAGAATGTCCTGCCCCCGCGGCGCAAACCCCGCATGCCCGCTGACCGTCATGCTGATCCGCCCATCCGGATACGTATGAAATTTTACAGTTGTCATTTTTCTCCTTCCTTCCCCCCCCGCTTCAAATTTCAGTTTGTCACTCCGTTCGTGGTAACGCACTTTTCTTGTTTCGGCAAGAAAAGTGCCAAAAGAAGCCGACATAGGGGAGGCGCTGACCGACGAAGCCTATCGAAGCTTCTGATATCGTCCATCACATTACCCCGGCTTCGAGCCGAAAGAATTATGGAGCGCTTGCCACTGGCAAGCGACCTATTTTGACTCGCTGCGCTCTGCAGCACCCTCCCCTATGTACCTCTCCCGGCGCTAATCGAAAGAATGGCAGTAGTCGAAGCCCCCGAAACCGGAACTGCGGCATAAATAATTCGCATATGGGTATCGATCCCAAAATCGATTTCAGCCAGTCCTTCGACGGGGGCCGGGTGGGGGTCCGGGGGAGGGCGGCTCAAAGTCGGGGTAGTAAGGCCGGTTTACTCACGCAGTAACGAAAGGCTTTGCCGGTCAGCGCATCCCCCGGACGTTTTCTTTGGTTACTTTCTTGTACGGACACAAGAAAGTGACACCCTCGTTTGTTTGGATCCGCTCGACAAACTGCAATTTATCCGCAGCTTCACGCTCTTACGTCGGATCCGTGGACTCCGCCACCCGCTGCCGCGCCTTCTTGACTGTGGCAGCCTCCCTCCGCGGGACGCCCCCCAGCGCCGCATTCATGGAGAGCGCCCCGCCTGCCGCACCGGGTGCGGGCATCGCCTGCTGCGCCATGGCCATCTGCTGCTGCGCCATATCCATCTGCAGCCTGTACTGCTGTCCGTTCTGGGCGATGCGCTGCATCAGCAGGCTCTTCCCGTCAAAATCCATCATTTCCAGGCAGATTAGCGCCTGCTCCGCCTGCATAGGGTCAAAGAATCCCGCCCCGTAGAACTGCAGCGCCAGCTCATTCTGGCTCATTTTGGAGTAGGGATTCTGCTTTTGGGCTGTGATCTGCACATCAAACAGGGGCAGCCGCAGGGCTCCATCCACCCCGAAGGTATCCTCCTGTTTACGGGGGCGCAGATTCTCATTGCTGTAGGCAACGTACTGCGCCGCCCCGTCGTCACCCTGGATCCGAAAGCACCGGGGCAGATCGTAAAACTGGCGGATCAGCTCGATGACCATCAGCACCACCTTCCGGAACGCCCGATAGGATGCCTTGTTGTGGTCGCGGGACAGCTTGCTGCCCGCCTCCTGCATGGCAGCGATGGCGGAAGCCGCCGTGACACCGGAAGCCGTACCGCCGGTGGAGATATCGCGGTTGCCCGTGACCTCCTTCAGCTCGTCGATCTTATTGTTGATGACCTCCACGTAAATGCCGCTTAAGGGCTTGCCCTGAATGGGCAGGATGCTGTCCTGTCCCAGCTGCCCGTCCACATGGACGAAATCCCGCGTCAGATCGGCATATTCCTGCTCGTTGACGCTGCCGTCACTGCGGACGAAATGGCGGGGTCGGACATTTGCAAGCAGATTCTTGAGGATCGCCTGATTGCCCCGGTCGATGTACTCCTGCGCCGACTTTCCGATGTCGATGTAGCCGAAGCCGCAGGGGGTACCCTCCACGGAAAACAGGGGGTCAAAGACGAAGGGGTACAGCCCGTGGTCATACCAGCCGGTCTCGGCCATGGGGGCTCTCAGCAGCACGCCGCCTTCATCTGCCACCGGCGCGGTCTCGTTTTCCGTGGCGAAGAGCACCTCATCGTTTACGAACTTGCAGTAGTGGAGCACTGTTTTGCCCTGCTGCTGCTTCTTGTAGTACCAGTCCACCACAGCGGACTTGCCGCTGACATCCACCGCATCGTCATAGAGGTATTTGCTCACCTCCGCGCCGCCCTCGCCGCTCAGTTTGCCCTCCAGCTGGGGATACCGCTCCAGCAGAAGGTCGTTGTCCTGCAGCTGCACGTGGAACAGGTTCCGGGAGTGCTGGATGTCGGTGATGCCGCTTTCCCAGAACAGATTGATGATGTCCACCTTCCGGATGGCGATGTCGCCCAGACCGTTCAGCTTATTTCTGTCCCAGAAAATGCCGTAGATGCCGGTACCCGCCTTCAGCTTGTAGTCCCACACATTGTCGTAAACCTCCTCGAAATCGTTCTGCTCCAGCACCACGGGCAGGATGGCGCTGAGCATCTCCGCCTCGGCCTTGTCCCCTGCCTCCCGGGGCAGAATGTTGGGGGCGGGAAAATTGTCCATGGCATCGGCGTGCTTGTTGGCGATGGCGTTAAAGAGCCAGCCGGAAGCCGGCTCCACCGGGTCGCCCCCCTCTTTTCGCAGACATTCCCAGTGGCGCAGCTTGTACCACTGCTCGTTTTCCACAACCCGCCGCTCCAGATTGGCCTTGCCCTCCCGATAGCGGTTCAATACTTCCCGCGCCTTTAAAATCTCCTCCCGACCCACGGGAGGCGCGGTTTTCGCCTTTTTCTTATTCTTCATTGATGATCTCCATTCCTTGTCGTTTGATGGCCGCCCGGATATCCTCCTTGGGAATATCCAGAAACTGCGCCGTGGGGGCCCGGCTGTAATGGTCCGCCTTCACCGCCGTACGGGGCTTCACGGGGCGCGCCATGCAAAAATACCGTACCTCGTCCGCCACATGGTCTTCCCCTTCCGTGTCCAGATCTTCGCATCTTTGCTCGTCATATTGCAGCAGCGGCATGGTTCGGATAAATGCCTTGCAGTTGCGGAAGACATACAGCTGCGGATAGCCCTGCTCGTCGAAGGCCAGCCGGTAGTGCACCTGCAGCCAGCCGGGGAGCCGCTTGTTGTCGCCCCGTGTGAAATACACCTGATGCTTCGCCGCCACTTCCGCAATGGACTCGCCGGTCTGGGCATCCCAGATGGCGGGGTCGGCAATGCCGGCGATGTATTTGCCCGCCAGAAAAGGGTGCTCCGTTTCGATCCGGTGAATTTCCGTAAATACCTGCTGGGGTGTCCACTTCAGCCCTTCGTTGGGGTTTCCGGTGCAGCCGTAAAGCTCTAAAATCCGATAGGCGACCCCGTCGTAGTCCACCGCCCACCAGCCGCAGGAAAAGGGACGGTTGTAGCCCCAGTCGAAGGAGCGGTAGATTTTCCAGCTGTCTGGGATCTCAAAGGGGTCGATCACATGGGTGTACCGGCGGTCGGCATAGTGTTCGGGACGGTCCACGAAATCCTCGAAAAACTGCCCCTCGTACACATCCCACCGCCCGTGGAGCCAGGCGTCCCGCAGCTTCGGGGGGAGCTTTCGCAGAGCACGGATGTATTCCGGCTGGTATTTCATCAAGGCTTTGTTGTCCGTTACCAGTGCTTGAATAAAAGCATAGTCCTCGCCGTGTTCGTCCTCTGTAAACCTGCGGTCAATAAAGAGCCGCTTGAAATAGCCGTGGGCAGGTCCGCCGGGGTTTAAGGTAAAGTAGGTCCGCTTCGGGAGCTTGTTGGCCCCGCGGACGCAGGCATCGATGCTCGTCAGCCAGTGCTCGGGGAACTGCCCCGCCTCGTCTGCAAACCACACATCGTACTCCGCGCCCTGATACTGGTCAAGGTCTGCGTCGCAGGCGCAGTAGCCGAACCAGATGGCAGAGCCGTTGGGGAATAAAAAGCACTTGTCCGTGCGGTTATACACGGCGATCCCGTCCAGCATGGCAAGCAGCGGCGTAATGTGGTTGTTCAGCAGCTCACGGTAGGTCTTTCTTGTGATCAGCACCTTGATCCCTTCGTAGTTTAAGCACAGCAGCACCGCCTTCCACCGCACAAACCAGCTTTTCCCGCCGCCCCGGGCTCCGCCGTAGGCAACATACCGCCGCCGCTCCCGCAGCGCCTGCGCCTGTTTTTCATTGGGCATTGGCATTGTCAAGGTTTTTCCCATCTGTTCCTCCTTCAAATTGCAGTTTGTGGGGATGCCCCCACGGGCACTGCGTGATCGGTGCAATACGTGTCGTTACTTCCCTAACCCGCTCGGTATCGTTACTGCTGTACAAATTGCAGCTTGTCGAGCAGTTGGATAGACGCAACCGGCTACCAAATATCCTGTCATTGCGAGCCATTCCGAAGAATGGCGTGGCAATCCCTATGGATTTTAGGGAAAAATCCGCAGATTTGGAGGGGATCGCCACACCAGCGTGCGCGCTGGTTCGCGATGACATGCGTTTTAGGTGACTGCCCGCTAAACTGCAATTTATCGAGCTGTTTGGTGTGATGTAACGCACTTTTCTTGTGTCGGCAAGAAAAGTGCCAAAAGAAGCCGACATAGGGGAGGCGCTGACCGACGAAGCCTATCGAAGCTTCTAATATCGTCCAACCTATTTCCCCGGCTTCGAGCCGCCCTCCCCTATGTACCTCTCCCGGCGCTAATCGAAAGAAAAGCAGTAGTCGAAGCACCCGAAACCGGAACTGCAGCGCAAATAATTCGCACATGGGTATCGACCCCAAAATCGATTCCAGCCGGTCCTTGGACGGGGGCCGGGTGGGGGCCCGGGGGAGGGCGGCTCAAAGTCGGGCAGAAAATGCCGGTTTACACACGCAGTAACGAAAGGCTTTGCTGGTCAGCGCATCCCCCGGACGTTTTCTTTGGTTACTTTCTTGTACGGACACAAGAAAGTGACACCTATCGTTGTTATGACATCTGAGCGCCAAACTGCAATTTACCCCGCAAATTCCTGTGTCCCTTCCAGGGTCACGGTAATGGCATTGCCCTCCACCTCCGCCTTTCCCAGCTCCCTGCGCAGCTTTTCGATCCGCACATCCTGTTCTAAAAGCTCCCTGTGGCTGCGGATCATCTGCACCTCTTTGATGTTCTTCATCACGTCAGAGAGTGTCTTCAGGTTGGCGGGGGTGATCGTATCCTCCCGCTCCGTCAGCGCCGCCACCTTCTCCAGCAGCTTGTCCGTGACAGTCAGAAACCGGCTGATCCGCTCCGCCTCGCCGTAGCTGCATGTATCCGTCAAGGCTTCCTCCGCCTTTTTCTCATAGCTTTTTTTCTGAGCCACCCAGCCCTCCTGCTTTCCTGTGGTCTTGACCGCAGCGACGCTGACACCGTATTTTTGTGCCAGACGGCGGTAGCTGGTGCCGCCCGCGATGTATTCCAGCCTGATCTGCTCCCACAGAGCCTCCATGCCGCATCCCCCCTTTCGTTTCTTGCTGCAACCAGTGTATCAGGGACGGCGGCTATCCGGTATCCCCCCCTTCTCCACGACCTTGCACCGTCCTCCAAGGCACGCTCAGCTCACCGCATAATCCCACTTCCGGTTGTGAGCATCGGCCACCATGCAGGTGTGCCAGCAATTTTCACAGAACTGCTTTTCATATTCCTTTCGCCGTGTGCCGGCTGCAAAGGCCATATGGATGCAGCTGCCCTGCTCCGCACCCTCGCAGTAGATCACTGCCTGCCGCTCATACTTGTAGTAGGGGCATTTGACATAAGGGTTTTCAACCACATTCCCTCTCGGCATCCGCTTCACCACCTTTCTCCTGCGCCCAGGAAGGGTAACCCGTCCGCAGCGCCCATGCAATTTCCGGATGTTCCGGAACTTCAAATCTGACCATATGTACCTCCTTCCGGACTTTCGGTCCGTTCTTTTTCTTCCCAGCTCAGAATCGCCGCTTTCCAGTCCGCAATTTTTTTGCTTCTGAGCATCTGGCTGTCCGCGCGGCAGTTCAAGGCTTCCTCCTCTTCTTTTTCTTCACTTATCTTTTCTTTACTGATCTTTTCTTCTCTTTCCTTTTCTTTCCTATACTGGGGTTCCAAATGGGTTCCGGATGGGTTCCAATTGGGTTCCGAAAGCTTCACATAAGCCTTGCCCTTATCCTGTGTCAGCTGTGCCTTTTCTTCCAGATGGACAGTCTCCCGATACCGGTCTTTTTTGAGCAGATTATGTACCCGCCAATGACGGATCACCACCACGCCGCTGGCAAAGGAAATCAGAAACTCCCTGTCTGTCAGCAGCTTCAGGTCTGCCGCCGTTGCCCCGCACTGGCGCATGAGGCTTTTGGGATTGTTGATAAAGCCGTCATCATCGGCAGTCATCCCCAGCATGAAGTACAGGCAGCGGGCCCGCACCGGCAAATCCAGGAACGTATCGGACAGCACCACCGCCCTGGCAAACATCCGCCGCTCAGCCATCTTCCTCCAGCTGCAGGCTGAAATAAAACCGCCCGCGCTCCCCCACGCCCTCGACACTGAATAAACTGCCGCACATGTGGGCATGCTCCACCGTCCCCAGCCGCTCTGCCAGCTGCAGCAACCCCATGAACACCGCAGCCCTGATCTCTTTTTCACTAGCCAT